ACTGAGCACGGAAAAGACTTTGGGTTTGTCGTGGCCCATACAAACGCGATACAACAACAAAATACCCTTGACAAGTTAGATCAAGGGTGATACATTAGATATCGAGGAAAGCTCGATATACTTTACAACAACAACAAGGAGAAAAAACTAATGTCAATCAATATGGAACTAATGAGAAAGAAGCTCGCTACTTTGCGTGGTGAGGGAGATAAGGAACAATCACACTGGTTTAAGCCCGACGAAGGAGACCAAACTATTCGGATTGTCCCCGCACCAGATGGAGATCCGCTCAAGGAGATGTATTTCCACTATAACGTGGGAGACCACAGGGGCGGAATTGTTTGTCCAAAGCGAAACTATGGCGAGCAGTGTCCGATCTGTGAATTCGCATCCGCACTCTGGAAGGAGGGCACAAGCACCAATGATGAGGAAAGCAAGAAGCTGGCGAAGTCGCTTTTCGTCCGTGCACGCTTCTTTTCACCGGTGGTCGTCCGCGGCCGCGAAGATGAGGGCGTCAAGATCTATGGTTATGGAAAGCGCGCCTACGAGAACCTTCTGGGCTATATTCTAGATCCAGATTATGGCGATATCACCGACCCGCTTGAGGGCACCGATATTGCACTAACATACACTAAGCCCACCACACCGGGGGCATATCCACAAACAAACCTAAAGATGCGTCGAAACACTTCCCCGCTTTTGGAGGATACGGAGGCCATCCCAGCCCTCCTTGATGGCATTCCCGACTTTGGCTCTCTTTTTGACCGCCAAACTCCGGAGCAAATCGACGCAATTCTCGATGAACAACTTGCAGGCAACGGAAGTGCTGAGAGTCGCTCGACGGAAACCGCGAAGTACGGCAGTGGCAAGAGCAACGTGGACCGAGCGTTCGATGAGTTGATGGCTACCAAGTAGTCGGTTTGTGAGAAGCCGCTGGCACCCCGGCTGAAATTGGGTGCCGCATTTTTTTAAGGAGAGCAAATGGCCAGAAAAGCCAAACAACCCAAGGCCGGAAGAGTATCAATGCAAGATTTGATGACTCTCGTCAACAAGAAAGCCGGCAGAAATGTTGCGCATGACCTCACGGGCGATAACCCGACCGAGGTGAAGGAGTGGATCCCAACTGGTTCTCGCTGGTTAGACTCTATTGTCTGCAAGGGTAAGGTGGCCGGTATTCCTGTCGGAAAAGTCTCGGAACTTGCGGGCCTTGAGAGCACGGGCAAATCTTATATGGCAGCACAAGTGGCCGCAAACGCCCAGAAAACGGGCAAGATGGTCGTTTACTTCGATTCTGAGTCAGCTATCGACCCAAGCTTCTTGGAGCGCGCAGGATGCGACCTGGGGCGTTTAATGTACGTTCAGGCATCATCTGTGGAGTTTGTATTAGAAACGGTAGAAGAACTGCTGGGCGCAACCGATGAACAGTTGTTGTTTATCTGGGACTCTCTGGCATTGACCCCCTCTGTGTCTGACGTCGAGGGTGATTTTAATCCCCAGTCTTCGATGGCGGTAAAGGCTCGCATTCTCGCCAAGGGAATGTCAAAGCTGATTATCCCCATTGCCGACAAGCAGGCCACTTTTTTGGTNCTCAANCAGCTTAAGACAAATATTCCAAGTGGCCCCAATGCGCGCATTATTGCGATGACCACCCCTTACATGACGCCGGGCGGAAAGGCGATGCACTATTCCTATTCGCTGCGAGTGTGGTTGACCGGCCGCAAGGCCAAGTCGGCATTCATTGAAGACGAGAAGGGATATCGCATTGGCTCTGAGGTCAAGGTCAAGCTGGAGAAGTCACGCTTTGGTACCCAGGGTAGAACTTGCGCATTCCGTATCTTGTGGGGAACGGAGGATATCGGCATTCGTGACGAGGAGTCGTGGTTTGAAGCTGTGAAGGGATCCGAGTGTTTAACCTCTGCAGGCGCCTGGTATACTCTCAAGATGCCCGATGGATATGAGAAGAAGTTCCAGCCATCAAAGTGGGCCGAGTTGGTGCAAACTGATGAAGAGTTCCGAACGCGCATCTTGGCGGTTATGGACGAAGAAGTTGTGCAGAAGTTTCATAATCGTGAAGGCAACGCTGATCAGTTCTACTCTGATCCCGAATAAAACACTTGACAGCCCTCTCGCAGTGCGTTATACTTAGTATAAGCTTGTAGGAGGGCTTTTGAGTACCGTAGCATCGGAATATGCGTCTAATTACAGTGCCGAGCGATTTCATCGCTACTCTGGCAAGGTAAAGAGATATATGAATCTGGCGAAACAGATGGCGTATCAGTCGACCTTTCCAGATTACCGCCATGGCGCAGTATTGGTTAAGGGCTCTGTGCGCAATGCATCCTTCAACAAGGACAACTATTGCGCATTTGGTTCGCGCTTTCAGCACGAACACGCCGGCAGAACCACCCTCCATGCCGAGCTTGGCGCTATCTTGGGCATGGATCGCTCTATTACCGAGGGTGCGACGGTGTACGTAGCACGCGTTGGAAAAGGGGGAGATTATAAGCTCTCCAAGCCGTGTTCGATGTGCCACGAAGCGCTAAAGCACGTGGGTGTCAAGCGCGTGGTCTATACAATTAACAACAAGAAAGCAGGAAGTTATAAACTATGAATAGAGTATTGATTATTGATGCCCTCAATATGTTTTTGAGAGCATATATCGTGGACCCAAGCTTGTCCACGAATGGGGAGCCGATCGGAGGATTTAAGGGATCCCTCAAAATCGTGCAGAAGCTAGTGCGGATGACGAAACCTAATGAGGTAGTGATTGTGTGGGACGGCCCCAACGGATCGCAGAAACGCAGATCCCTCGATAAGAATTATAAAGCCGGCCGAAAGCCCATCCGTCTCAACCGTAATGTAAAAGCGCTAACTGAAAACGAAGAGATGCAGAACCGCGTCTGGCAACAACGCCGAGCCATCGAGTATTTCAATGAGATGCCCATTGTGCAGGTGATGCTGCCCGAGGTGGAGGCAGATGACGTCATCTCTTATCTTACTAGGATGCCCTATTACGATGGTTGGCAGAAAGTGATTGTCTCCAATGATAAGGATTTTTACCAACTGTGTGACGATGAAACGGTGGTATATCGCCCTACCAGTGATATCATTTACAACAAAAAAACAATTGTGGAAGAGTTGGGGGTACACCCGAGGAATATGGCCCTGGCGCGCGCCCTGGTGGGAGACGCGTCCGACAATCTGCCGGGAATTAAATCTGTGGGATTTAAGACAATACAGCGCCGGTTAGGGTTTCTGGCGGCGGATAAGGATTATACCATTGATGAGGTGATCTCTTATTGTGAAAAGGTCGACAAAAAGCTGAAGTTCCACGAGAACATATTGGCAGATCAAGACACGATCGCACATAATTATAAAATGATGCAACTTTATTCTCCGATGCTCTCTCCACAATCAAAGGACTTCGTTCGCAACGCTGTGGAGAACTTTGAATGCAATTTCAACAAGATAGAGATCATGAAGAAAATGAGGGATGACGGGTTTGGAGAACTAAACTGGAAGGACTTGGAACTGCACCTAAACAAAATCAACTCAGAGCGTTAAATTGCTTGACTTTAGGACAAGTTCCGTTATACTTAATAGTGTGAAAATGCACTATATCGCATGCGCATCGGGGTGACTTTTGAACGAAAATGCTAATTTTAGTCGATACGGAAAAGCATTTCAAGAGGGTCTCGTCCAGATTATCTACGAGGATCGCCCTTTTGCTGATCAGATAACAGAAGTTCTTGATATCAACTTTTTGGAACTGGAGTATCTCAGGGTTTTCGCAGGTCGCATTCTCAACTATAGAGATCGGTATGGTACGCATCCGTCCGTAGAAGCGGTNATTACAATGCTGCGCACCGACCTGGACAATGAAGATGAAGTCGTGCGTAAGCAGGTGCGCGAATACTTTGCGAAAATTACGGCCAAAGAAGCCACAGATACCAAGTACATCAAGGAGCAGTCCCTTGATTTTTGTCGCAAGCAGAATCTTAAAGAAGCGATGATGAAGTCAGTAGGACTGCTGCAGTCGTGTTCGTTTGATGAGATCTCGAAGACGATCAACGACTCTCTAAAGCTTGGTTCAGATAATAATTTTGGTTATGATTATCTAGCTGACTTTGAGCAGCGCTTTATCCCGAAACATCGCCTCCCGGTCACAACGGGCTGGAAGCAGATAGACGATATCTGCGGAGGCGGTCTCGGCAAGAGCGAGCTTGGGGTTGTGATTGCTCCAACTGGCGCCGGCAAGTCGTTCTGTCTTGTACATCTTGGCGCCCAAGGATTAAAAGAGGGAAAGGTTGTAGTACACTACACTTTGGAGCTTGGCGACACAATTATTGCAACCAGATACGATAGTTGCTTAACAGGTTATCCATTGTCTGATATTATTAATTTTAAGGATGAGGTTTACGACGAGATCAAGGACATCGAAGGAAAACTCATCGTTAAAGAATACCCCACCAAATCTGCGTCAACTAATACCATTAAATCCCACCTAAACAGGTTGATCAAGAGAGGCATCAAGCCGGGGCTGATAATCGTTGATTACGCCGATCTTTTAAAGCCAGTTNTCGTCCGGAAGGAAAAGAGAAACGAGNTGGAGTCCATCTACGAAGAGCTTAGAGGGATATCTACAGAGTACTCTTGCCCTATTTGGACCGCATCTCAGACAAATCGTTCGGGACTAAACGCAGAAGTTATCACAATGGAACAGATCTCAGAAGCATTCAATAAGTGCTTTGTGGCTGATTTCATCTTCTCCGTATCTCGGACGATTGAAGATAAGCAGAACAACCAAGGGAAGATTTTTATTGCTAAAAATAGAAATGGACCCGACGGAATGATTTATGATATATTTATGGATCCTGGCTGTGCCAGCATCCGGATAATGCCTAAAACAGCCGTTGCCAATGGGATAGTACCCATGAATCCGGTCGCATTAACTGCGAGCATGCAAAAAGGCCTATTGCAGAACAAGTACGAGAAGTTTAGAAAAAGGAAATAAACATAATGAGAACTATAGAAAACATACGCAGATTTAGATTATCAGATACTTTTATCGAACCCTACAAGGAAGCCGAGGTCCCATGGGGTCCGCTTGGATATGTAACGTTTAAACGCACATACTCGCGCCGGCTTAATGAATTCGATCCCGACGCAACTGGGAGCGAGGAGTGGTGGCACACATGTCGCCGAGTAGTAGAGGGCATGTTCAACATGCAAAAGCAACACGTGTTCCAGCTTGGCCTAGAGTGGAACGACGGCAAGGCACAAAAAACAGCAAAAGAGGCGTTTGACCGCCTGTTTAACCTTAAGTGGACCCCGCCTGGCCGCGGCCTTTGGATGATGGGGACCAAGTTTGTTGAACAGCGCACGGCTGCGGGTTTGTTTAATTGTGCTTTTCGCTCCACCCGGGATCTCTCCACAAAGGGCGGCTATCTCTTTGCGTGGATGATGGATGCGCTTATGGTTGGCGTTGGGGTGGGTTTCGATACCGAGGGCGCCGGTACCGTCACCATCCAGGAGCCAGCATATACTAACGATACGTTGGTTATTGACGACTCTCGCGAGGGGTGGGTGGATTCAGTACACACTCTTCTTGATGGGTTCTTCTTTGGCGGAAAGGTACCTAAGTTTGACTACTCAGCGATTCGCGAGTTTGGAGCAGAGATTAAGGGCTTCGGGGGCACATCTAGCGGGCCCGCCCCCCTTATCGAGCTTCACGAGAACCTCAAGGAGTTATACTCCAGCAAGATCGGAGAGTCCGTCACTTCAGTAGACATCGTGGATACTGAGAACCTTATCGGCCGCTGTGTGGTTTCGGGCAATGTTCGACGTTCAGCGGCATTGGCGATGGGGCGCTATGATGACACACGATATCTTGAAATGAAGAACGATCAAGAGAAACTATACCACCACCGATGGGGATCCAACAACTCCTTTAACGCTGAGGTGGGGATGGACTACACTTGGCATGCCGCGCAAAGTCAAAAGAACGGCGAACCCGGATATATCTGGCTTAACAATGCGCGCACAAGAGGGCGCTTTAAGGATGGCGAGCGCTTTGATGACATTAACGTTGCCGGCTTCAATCCGTGTGTAGAGCAACAGCTTGAAGACGCAGAATTGTGTTGTCTGGTGGAGACATATCCTGCGAAGCACGAAGATCTAGACGATTATTTACGTACGTTAAAGATCGCGTATCTTTACGGAAAGACCATCACCCTGTCCAATACTCACTGGCCAGAAACGAACGCCAAGATGCTCAAGAACCGGAGAATCGGTCTCTCGCAGTCCGGCGTGGTCCAGGCATTTGCTAAGTTTGGACGCCGAGAGGTGTATGATATGTGTGATCGCGCCTATGGCTATGTGAAACAACTTGATGAAGAGTACTCCAACTGGCTGTGCATTCCCAAGTCGGTACGTATGACGTCAATTAAGCCATCTGGGACCGTGTCGCTGCTTAACGGCTCCACACCGGGCATCCACTTTCCGGAGGATGAGTACTATATTAGACGTATCAGATTCTCGAAAACTTCGAAACTTCTTGACAAACTTGCAGATGCGGGATATACTATTGAAGATGATAAATACTCTCCGAATACTTCTGTTGTGGAGTTCCCTGTTCACGAACCCTATTACTCAAAGGGTAAGAAGGACGTCTCGATGTGGGAACAACTTGAAATTGCAGCCCAATATCAGCATTATTGGGCAGACAACTCGGTTTCAATAACTGTGACCTTCAAGGACGAAGAGGCACCCCAGCTTAAATCAGCCCTGGAGCTATACGAGACACGCCTTAAGGCAGTGTCGTTCTTGAAGTACGAAGAGACGGGATATGAGCAGGCGCCTTATGAAGCTATAACGAAAAAAGAATACGAAGAAGCGTCACAACGAGTTACCCCACTCCACAGATTTGATAGCTCAGAGGGGGGTTCGGGTGCGAAGTACTGTACCAATGATACGTGCACCATTTAGGGGAGAATATGAACTTTAATCACTTGATGGAAAAAAGAACCCTAAAGCGCGAATGTAGGTCCGGACAATCCGAGTGCTATTGGGTTCCGGCCGGCAATGTCCGGTCGACCCATGGCGATAATGTACACATGACGATGATTTGCCGGCACTGCGCATGCAGAGAGGATATATTCCTGAGTCGTCACGATTACGAAATACAAGAAAGAATAATTATGAAGGAGATTAGTAATGTTCACCCCCGTTAATAGACACATCTTAGTAAGAACAACAGAGACAGCCACAGAGGATCGCAACCCGCTAATCGTGCTACCTGAAGATTATGCCCCCCAAGAAGAGAGGTATGGAACGGTAGAGGCGGTTGCGGCCGCATCTGATGTTCGCTTTAGTGTAAAAGGCGGTACGTCTTTGATTGTGGATAAGGGTATGATGGAGGAAATAAGCGTCAACGGAACTATTTATAATGTTATTTTAGACAACTATGTTGTGGGAATCATCGATTAAATAGGGGCCCCCCGTGTATGGACAAACACTTTTACAACGAAGCTTCTGCCAAAAAGCTAGGTTGGGAGCCGAGTTGGTTTGGTGAGAAGTATTTTGACGACAAGCTTGTAAGGGCCATCAAGAAGTGGCAAAAAACCCACGGCCTAGGCGGTGATGGCCTCTGCGGCCCTATGACTTTTCGTCGTTTGTGGACTGAGCGCCAAGCTGATATAGATCAGTATAAGCCGGCCACCCCACACTATTCCAATTATATTGTCTATAATGGAGAATTTCACCCTATTGAATGGGACAAGTTTGTTTTATGGTCCGAGAATGGCGGCCTTGAAACCAAGCGCGGCCAATATTATGATTATTCTGCTCGCCCCAAGCGCAAGATTAGATACTTTGTTAATCATTGGGATGTGTGCCTCTCCTCTAAGTCGTGTCAGGGCGTGTTAGACAGAAGAGGTGCCTCAGTACACTTTTTAATTGATAATGACGGCACCATTTACCAGACGCTGGACATACAACACGCCGCTTGGCACGTGGGATCTTCCAGGACCAACAGGCCATCGGTGGGAGTTGAGATTTCCAATGCCTATTATACCAAATATCAGGACTGGTATGTGAAAAACGGATTTGGCGAGCGACCACTTGTAGACGATGCGTGGGTACACGGCANCGAACTTGACCCCTTTTTGGGATTCTATCCTGCGCAGATTGAAGCCCTTAAAGCACTTTGGGGTGCGATCCACGGCGCAACTGGGATTCCATACGACACGCCACTTAAACAAAACGGCAATACCGAGACAAAATATGTGCAGGATGTGGCGTACGGCTCTTTCACCGGGTTTGTAAGCCACTATCATGTAAGCAAATCAAAAATTGACTGCGCGGGCCTCGATCTTAAGACACTTCTCGATGAGGTGAAATACGACATTGATATCTTGGATAAGATAAAAAATAATTAATAT